ATCATCATCAAGAAAAGATTGCTCTTCTTGATCCACCGTTCCACTTTCAAGTTTACCGGCACATGTAGAACAAGCACCTGCCTTGCATGAAGACGGTGCATCAATATCAGCATCTTCAGCAGCTTCTAAAAGATATTGATCATCTGCACATTGAAAGGTAGTTTCCGTTCCGTCAGATGATTTCCATGTAATCGTATATTCCATTTATTTTCTTAGTTAACGTGTACTGTTCCAACCATGCCCGCACCTTGATGAGGACCACAGAAAAAATCATAATCGCCTGCATCTGCAAACAAAATATCCTGAGATTCACCAGGATTAAACATTAATGATTCTCTGGACAAATCGGCACGGCCCTTAACAATAATATTGTGTGGGGGCAACATACCATTTACAAAGTGAATTGTTTCACCTGCATTTATTGTAATGTCTGATGGATCAAAAATCAAGTTCCCACCAGAACCCATTGTAACATCTACAGCCCATGCCGGTGCTGCCAAAAAAAGTGTAGTTAGAAGTGCAAGAAAGAACCTCATATTTGTTAGTTCAACTACACTATCTAGTCATTTCTTACTAGTATAGGTTACTTAATTGTCAGCAACCACTAACAGATTTTGCTATTTCACCACCAAGATCACTTCCAACATTTTGACCAAGCATGGTTGCCCATCCAGCAGCTAACCATCCAACATAAGGAATGCCAGTTAATACCGGAGCAAGTCCACTAGTCATGCTAGCTCCCACTATCGCACCGGTTGACTCTCCAGAACCTTCCGATTTGATACACGCTAACTTTTCGGCACTCAACTTTCCCTCAGAATCATTACCTCCATTTGACTCACCATTCATTGTATATTCTTTCCGAATATATTCTTTCTTTTCTAAACTTTGTGAACTACCAAAAAATCCTTTCTTGCTACTTTTCATATCCAAATCACTTTGTCTAACCAATACTTTTGGATCATTGGCATTATATCTAATCTCATATCCTTCCTTTCCCACCTTTACATCATATGATGAATACTCTCCGGTAGGGAGATTGATAGAAGGATACTGTGGTCTATCTGCATATTTCTCAGTCATCTTCATCAAATGACCAAGAGCACCAATATGTGCAACTGCAACTAAACCACCCACACCAAGAAGAACCCATTTAAATGGACCTCTACGTCTAAATCTTCTGCGTTTAGATCTTTTAGATAACCTTACTTCTTGTTTTTCCATATGATTAAGAGTCCAATCTGTAATTTACTTTTTAGGTTCAATAGCAGACACTACTGGTGGTTGTTCATTTTTATTGGTATTATTTATTTTATTATTACCGTTACCACCTCCACCACTTTTGGCGGGACTTAATCCAAATGCAGCCAAAGAACCGGAAAAAACTGAGGCGATAAATGTGGGATCAAAATCTAAAATCTTTTGACCGTTAGGGAGTCTAACGTATGAGAATGTAAGGAGAGAAGCAGACCAAATAAGTACAGTCACTTTCACCAAATTACCAAGAACTTCAGATTTATCATCATCGTCTGCCTTCTCTACTTTGGACTTAGTATCTGCCATAGTAGAGTAGTGAGGCTCTACTATTTATTGCCGTAACTAGTTCCATCAAGTTTAATATAACCATTTTTTTCCAACCATTCTTTAGTCAAAGGTGTAGGTTTATAATCAGTCCACATATCACCACGAGCACAAGATTCAAGTGCTTTCTGAGTCATACCGGCAGTTCTACCTGCCCAAGTTGCTTCCTTTTCCCATGGAATAGCACTAGGCATATGTTTATATGTTCTTCTTGCCAGTTCCTGCCATATCTCAGGAACTTTTTCTTCGTCCATGATAATAGCAATCATGTTGTTTTCAATAGTTCCTGCCATACAATCTTGTGCGGCGTGCCATCCTTCATGACGCATTACACTCATTAATACACCCGGACGTTTCATAAATGTTTTATTTAAGAAAAAATTATTTCCCACAGTATGATAAACACCACGATGTCCTACTGAAAAATACTTTTCATCTGCTAGAAACACCTTAACTCCAACCCTATTGAGGGAAGTGAGCATGTTGTTGAATTCAACAGCAATAGAATAAAAATCAGAAGTATTGGGGTACTGACTAGAAATATCCAGAAGACTAAAGATTTGTTCGACTCCATCTGTACATTCCCGAAGTAACATACACCCCGTAGAGTGACTAGTATAGTACTCATTTTCTTGGAGTGGGTCTGAATGGACAGGCAGGGCAACCGCTGCCGCAGCAACCAGGGATGCAATAATTTTTTTCATGAATAATATGCCTTGTAATAACTAACAATACCTGATGTATTAATATTTCCTTGTGATATCCAATCGTGAGCACACTCATAAATTGATTGTGTTGAATACTTAGAAATAGATCCTTCCATCTGACTACCATATTTAGAAAGAAGAACTTTCAATGCTTGTTCACGAAGAGCAAGTTTTTGCTCACTGTAACGCCAATCTTCAGTCATAAAAATTGCTCCCTACCAGTTCCTGACATCCAACCATAACCATTAGAACCTCCATCAAGAAAATTTTCTGAACCACCAGAAGGATTAATATCGATAGTGGTATTATTTTGATTGGCAATTTCATACATTCTTTGATGTATGTCATCGGGTTCTACAGAAAAATTTTCTTCCCGTTCTTGTCGTTTAATTTCATATTCTTTTTGCATATAATCAATTTGGTTTTGAGATCTAACAGGAGCAGGTCCAAACCATGAATCATCATTAAGATATACTGGAGCAGGTACTCCAACATATGGACTATATCCATGACTAAAATGCCCTGGTCCACACTCAAATATTGGTGCTTCTAATTTAGAACATTCAATCTCCTGCTCATCAATAGAACATTCAATATCTTCTTCTTTAAAAGTACCAGCTTTTTTCATGAGAAGAGTGGTTTGTGTTTCAAACACCTGTTTGACTTTTTTGATTATGCCCATATCAGTTTTTTACTATAGTTATAAGAATAATACTCTCTTTTACCTTTGATACCCCATCCCAACCAATAGTATGCTGGAATCATATATTGTTGAACAGTCTGACCATTACCCTCAAATGAGGGCAAATATTTTTGGAATATAGGTTCGTTAATCATATAACGAGTTTGACCTTCTAGACTACTGGGATCACAGGAATACTTGTTACAAAATTTACCAAGACCTTTATATCGACCAATACTAGTCCATTGAATTAAACCATATCCACCAACACGACATTCATTATAAGAAACCCGAGCACCACCCTCACAAATATTAGAAACAAATTTACTTTCCTGTTTAATATTTCCTAAGATAGTAGCAAGAGCATTTCTATCGGTAATCTTAGTGCTTTCTTGCAATTTTTTAAGAACATATTGTTCTTCTAGTGTGCATTCTGGACATTTCCAAGTTGATTTATATTCAACTGTAGAAATTTTAACAGGATTTGGTTTTGTTACTAATAGTTGTTCAGAAATTTGAGAAGAAACTGTAGCTGAAAGAATTCCAATTCCAATAAACGTTTTAATCATCGTCTCCAAGATATTCGAGTGAGTAAATTTCATGATCTTTAATAGTAGGGTCTAACCATTCGGCAAACTCTGTTTGAATTGCATATGCATTCTCTACTGATTCTAGCACATCATTTGATTCCATATCACAAAGAGTGTGCATTCTGTCAACTGCCCACTCATGAGCCATCTCCAGAGTTTTTTCCAAAGTTACCATAATCTTTCCGCATATAGCGTCCGAGAATATTACTATTATAATATGCTGGAACTCCATTGTCAAGAGATTCAGATAAGACGTTATTTAAAAATAGTTGTTTTGTCTCTTCAAAATTGCAATCACCTTTGGATTTGTGGAGAGAGAGAATTTCTCTTTTAAAAAATACTTTATTATTAATTTTTTTTATATCTTCTTTTAATTCAGGACAAGATCCATAATATTTTTTCCAATCAGATTCTTGTTTTACTTTTCTTTTTTTTCCTTTTGGTGTTCTGAATGACCAAAAATATTTTCTCCCAATGTATTGTCGTTCATTGATGAGATTGGTAATGCAGTAAACAAAGCCAAAGTAGTCCCCAACATCACTGCTATCAAAAGTTCGTTCCATGTAAGTCCAAGGATTTTCATATGAATTCATTCATGTTGTTTAAGCGCTTATTATATATCCATCAACCTTAACAAAGATATTCTACTGGTCACTTGAGAACTTGTCAAGTATTTCTTTGAATGGTATAATCAATACATAATAAACAGAGATACTTATGATATCTACAACAGTTATGGCTAAAAGAAAAAGGTCAGAACATTATGTTAACAACAAAGAGTTTCTTGCTGCTCTAATTGATTACCGTTCTAATGTTGAAGTTTCCTACAGAAA